CAAAATACATTCAGTGGACTCGAAGCAAAACTTCGATTTAAAGAATGGAAGAAAGTATGAAAGTATTAGACGCAGGACATGTTGAATTAGTAGACTCTATGGGTTCTGATCTTATGGTTTGTAATGCAGCGAGAGTTTCATTTTCAAAGGACACAGAATGGGACACAGACAAGGAAGCAATTTCTAGATTAAAAAAATCTGGTTCTAGTTATCACGAAGAAGATGTCCGTAAACTTTCAGAGAGAGACACTAAATTAATTCGCTATCTCGCAAAGCACAACCACTGGACACCTTTCGCTCATCCGCAGATTACACTTCGGATCAAGGCACCAATTTCTATTCGCACACAGTTCTTTAAGCACAAGCAGGGATTTGTTGAGAACGAAATTAGTAGAAGGTACGTTTCATATGAACCAGAGTTTTACTTTCCATACTGGAGGGGTAAACCAAAGGACAATGCAAAGCAAGGAAGCGATGACTTCATTGTAATCGAAAGTGATACTGTCAAGAATCACGAAAATGCAATCAAATTATGTCTGTATACATATAATGAACTTCTTCGCAATGGAGTTGCACCAGAACAAGCAAGATTTGTTCTACCACAAGCGATGTATACGGAGTGGTATTGGACAGGTTCCCTTGCTGCTTATGCAAGATTTTACAAGCAAAGAATTGATGAACATGCACAGTGGGAAATTAGAGAATACGCTTCTGCAATAGGCGAATTAATTCGTCCTCTTTTTCCAATCTCATGGACAGAACTCACATAAATAAATGATATTAGTTATAAAGAAGGATTGTGATATATGACATTACCAACACCGTTTCAGGATTTTATTCATCTAAGTCGATACTCTAGATGGACAGATGAAAAAGGCAGAAGAGAAACTTGGGAAGAAACCGTTTCCCGTTACTTTGATTTTTTTGTAGATCACCTAGAAGAAAACCAAAACTATAAAGTTTCCAAGAAGGAAAGAGGAGAACTTCAAAGTTCTATTGTCGCTCTTGACATTATGCCTTCAATGAGAGCATTAATGACTGCTGGAGAAGCACTCAAGAGAGATCATGTTGCGGGATATAACTGTGCTTATGTTAGTGCAGGTAGAGTTCGTTCTTTCGATGAAATCCTATACATTCTAATGTGCGGAACAGGTGTTGGTTTCAGCGTCGAGAGAGACTTTCTTGATAAACTTGCGACAATTTCGGAGGAGTTTGAAGTAAGTGATACTACCATTGTTGTACAAGATAGCAAACTGGGTTGGGCAAAGGCTTATAAGGAACTTACGTCTCTACTCATTGGAGGTCAAGTACCACAATGGGACCTCTCAAAAATTAGACCTGCGGGGGAAAGACTTAAAACTTTCGGAGGTCGTTCTTCTGGACCAAAGCCGTTGGATGATTTGTTTAGATTCACGGTGGATACCTATAAGAAGGCTTCTGGAAGAAAACTCACTTCCATCGAATGTCACGATATCATCTGCAAGATTGCTGAGATTGTCGTGGTGGGGGGTGTCAGAAGAAGTGCCCTTATTTCCCTCTCGTCGCTCACGGACGAAAGAATGCGGGATGCGAAGACAGGACAGTGGTGGCATGAGAACCCGCAAAGGGCGCTATCGAACAACTCGGTAGCGTATAAGGAGAAGCCTGAAATTGGTACGTTTATGGAAGAATGGATTGCTCTCTACAAGAGCAAGTCTGGTGAACGTGGTATCTTCAACAGGGCAGCAGCAAAGAAGACTGTAGAAAAACTAGGTGATCGTCGTGATCCTAATTATGATTTTGGATGCAACCCATGTTCTGAGATTCTTCTTCGTGATCGTGAGTTCTGTAATCTCACAGAAGTCGTTGTTCGGAAAGAAGACACCATCGAATCACTGAAGGAAAAGGTAAGACTTGCAACAATCCTCGGAACCTGGCAGTCAACCCTTACTAATTTCCGATATCTTTCTAGTGAGTGGAAGAATAATTGCGAAGAGGAAAGACTCCTCGGTGTGTCTCTGACTGGTATCATGGACAATGATCTGCTCAACGGAAAGCAAGGAGAAGAAGTTCTGATCAAGGTACTGCAAGAGATGCGAAGAGTTGCAGTAGAAACAAATAAGCAACTTGCAAAGAAACTGAAAATAAATCAGTCTGCTGCAATTACTTGTGTGAAGCCATCTGGTACTGTTTCTCAGTTGGTAGATGCTGCGTCTGGTATTCATGCTCGTCACAACCCATTTTATATTCGTACAGTCCGTGCTGATATCAAAGATCCTCTCTGTATATTCATGAAGGAAAAGGGGTTTCCATGCGAACCAGACGTAATGAAACCAGATCACACAATGGTATTTTCCTTCCCCATAAAGGCGCCAGACAATTGTGTTGTTCGAACAGAAATGTCAGCCATCGAACAACTAGAACATTGGTTACTTTACCAGAGACATTGGTGTGAACATAAACCAAGTATCACCGTCACTGTTAAAGAACATGAGTGGATGCAAGTAGGTTCTTGGGTATATGATCACTTTGATGAAGTAAGTGGAGTTTCATTTCTCCCACACTCGGATCATAGTTACAGACAAGCACCATATCAAGATTGTACAGAAGAAGAATACAATGATCTTCTGTCTAAAATGCCACAAAATATAGACTGGAATGAATTATCTGATTATGAACAAGAAGACAACACCGCAGGATCCCAGACAATGGCTTGTTCTGGTAATTCTTGCGAGATAGTCGATCTTACAAACTAACATACATATTGTTTAATGTGTATATTTTGGTGCTTTCGCACCACCCCCTAGCCGGGTTAACTTAACAAAGGAGAAAAGTTATGGCTAACAAAATTTGTCCCAAAGAAGGATGTCCAGTAGTAGGAACTTGTGAAAAGGACATCGTAAGTAAATCTCTTGCGAAGGTAGGCGTATGTCGAAGTATGCTTATTACCTTGGCGCTTCTTCCATTCTCATGGGAGGGTGTTGTTTGGTTTGCAAGTGCATTTAAATCGATTTGGGACGCAGCAACCACAGCAGTTGGTTGATTGAATATCCAAATTGAATAAGAAAAATCCTCCGGTTTTGCCGGAGGATTTTTTCATAAACCCAAGAACGAATCGGCACCAAGTACAGAATCGGGTGTTCCGTAATCATGAACACTTTGCGAAGATGCAGGTCTATATCTTTGATCGTGTGTCAACCCTCTTCCATATTTTTGAACAGTTAAAATGTCAGGTCCAAATTCTGAAGAATTTAGGTCTGATCCCATACCTTCCGGTTCTACCACAGCAGATCTCTCTCCGGGTAAATCGGACATAATCTTAAGTGCCTGTTTCATGTAATCATTTTTTCTTCTCATTCTTTATTTTCCTTATATTTGTTAAACAAAAAGTGTGCTAATGTTTGTCCTGCTAAATTGTCTGTGGGGAAACTGTTGGAAGACAGTATTCTGGAGTTAGAAACTTTATTTGCCATTTCCATGAACACCTCTTTATATAGAGGGAACTGATCAGAAAAATATAAAGACAAAAACATAGATTCAGTAGAGTGTCCTGACGGATACGAAGATTCCGATCTAGACTTGACAGTTTCTGTTATCTCGTATCCTTGAGCCGATCCAACAACTCTAGGTCTATTTCTGTGGTTTTTATTTTTTTCTATTGTTACTATGTTTCTAACATCATGCAACAGTTCTGTAATCTCACACATGTCAGTTGATAGGGAAAACTGATCTAATAGGTGTGTGTACTTTGATAATAAATCTTGATTGTATTCTTCAATTGTATCGATATCCACATCCTTTAATCTTCTACCTACATTTTCTAACAGTTCCAGTTCGACACCAGTTTTTTCACTGGAATCTTCTGGGGGACTCATAAGCAGCGACTCAGTATTGAGTCTTAGTCTCTTGAGGTTTGGATGATTTTCTGGACTATACATGTAACTATTTATCATCAAATGATACTACATAGTAGGTAAAGGAGTTAAATTATGGCAATCGCAGGAATAGATTATAGTTTAAGAGGACCTTCAATTTGTGTTTTTCATGACATGGATTCGTATACTGGGAAGAAAACTGAAGATTTTTCTTTCCGAAACTGTTCTTTCTTTTTTCTAACAGATGTCAAAAAATATGCTACGACTTTTATGAATAATATTCATGGTAGATTACTGTCTGATGTTGAATGTGATTCTGAAAGGTATAATAGTATATCTGACTGGGCAGTTGACATATTGGACAAATATAAGTGCAATCAAGTAGCACTTGAAGGATATTCATTTGGTTCTAAAGGTAAGGTGTTTCATATAGCAGAGAATACTGGTGTATTGAAGTATAAACTTTTTCAAGCATCTATTCCTGTGGATATTATAGCACCAACATCAGTTAAAAAGTTTGCTACTGGAAAGGGGAATGCGGATAAAGCAGGA